GTTGCTGCCTTACGACTAAAGGACATAAAAGCTATCTTAGTTGGATCCATACCTTTTTTTATATTGTCTTTAATAATGTTAATTAAAGTTGTTGTTTTTCCGGTTCCTGGTGGTCCGAATATTACTGTTTCTTTGTTCAAAACGGCACCTCTTCAGACTCTACAACTATGTTACCTACCTCAACTTCTGAAGAAAACTCTGGAATAGACCACACCCTAACACTTTTCCAAGTACCCGAAGATGTTCTAAAGTTTCTAATAGAAGAACTATCTCCATTATTTGTTTCTTTAATTCTTTCTTGGACTTGAGCTCTTGTGTAACTATCAAACTTCTTTTGTCTCATAAACTCCATCAAAGACTCTAATCTAAAAAAAGTTTTTTGTTCTTCCGTATCCGTGTATGGTTTACCTAACATAACTTCTTCAAAAGTTTGGGCTTGTATTCTTCCGGTACAATAAGCTTCAAGGATAGAAAAGAATTGTCCTTTATACGTTAACTCTTCCGGAACTTGTATCTCATTACATTTTTCCATAAGACTATTTACTGTTGTTTCCCAATCAGAATCTTTTAATTTAGGAGGCATCATCTTCAGTTGTTCCATACAAGCACGTTGAAATAAACGAGGGGCTTGTAGTTCTTCAGTTGTTATCTCTATTCTTTGTCCACCAATATCCACAAACCAAAGTCGAGGCTCAGATAAAATAACAGACAACCCACTAATTACCGGCATTGACGTAGCACCAATTCCAAGTTTCATAGATCTACAAACACCTTGATTACAGTGAGAAGCCATAGGTTCTTCTTTACAAAGATACTGATATTCTTTTTTCTCTAATGTATTCTGTATTGCTACGACTTCGGAGGCTGATAAAGGAGGATGAAAGTCACTCATGTTATGTTCTTCAAACTTAATTTTCCAATTACCAGGATCAAGCCGTTGTAGGAAAACTCCTAACTGAAAAGCCGTCCTATTTCTTTCTCCTTCAAACACACCAATAGCTAACTTGGTTCTCAAGCAAGGTATATAATTAGGTAAAAGTTCAACAGGTCCACCTATAGGAAGCTTTAAAAAATCCTTTGGTACGGCTTTTACTTTTTGTATCTCTTCAATGAACTCCGATAACGATGCCTCAACATAATCTCCTCCTCTTTTGAGGATCGCATAGCGGAGAGTTTGTTCTGAATCAAAATACGGAAGATTAATAAAGTTACCAACATCCCCCCTTTCGACAAGAATCTGTTCTTGCTTTGGGAATATCTCGCACCGACCATGCCCAAGTGCCGCAGAAATCTCCGCAGCTTTGTCCCTAAAATCACTCGCATTCATCCACTCCTTAAAAAAGAAAAATATGTGTGCACCACCAGATTTACTACGGCACACGATACAAGGTACATTGAATTTTTCTAGTTTATCTAATAGCTCGTTATGATCTAAAGGATACTGATCTATATCTAATGCACCAAATTTACATTTATTGTCTTCATTGATTGGTATAGCACCGACACCTTGCTTACCATCAATGTGACTTTGAATCAATTCCAATGTTAATGGTTGTCTTACAATGTAAGATTTTGCTTTTTGTTTTCCAGCTGTTCTCTGTGCAGAGACCTCGGTTTGACCGTGTGCTGATTTAAAGCCTTCAAAGGCTTCTAATAATTCTTCTGCTAAATTCACTCTTCACTCCATAATAAAAGAGCCGTGGCTTGGAGGAGCAGCCACGACTCTAGTTAATTAAAACGGTATTTCGTCTTCTGTTGTTTTATTCGATGACATCTCATCGACAGAACCTGCAGCCATTTTAATCTCCCCTTTTCTAAAACTTTGATACATTGCTCTAGCATCCATCATCATAGATTCTAGACCTGCTGTGATCTCCGTCATACGATCAATCTTGTAGTTGTACCAACTACCTTGGTCGTTACTTTCTGCAACGGTCTTAATAGTCCATGCAGTTCCATATAATGGCATTGGTTTTCCCGATGGTAAACGAACACTATTCTTTACCGTATTCCATCTTCTTGACACTTTTAATTGTGTCTTCTTCATATCAAGAACTGCTGGAGCACTTTCTTTCGTTTCGGGATTCATTGCTATTATAAGGTGTTGATGAGTTCTTACTAACTCATTACCAGACGGCAAAAGCTCTGCCGCACCTTCACGAGTTGTAAGACTTATATCTTTATCATCAGATGATAACTCTCTTATAAAACCACCACCACTTGATCTAAGTGCAAACTCTAAGAACTTCTTCTCAAAGTAACAAGGTACAACAAATACACCTTGTTCGGCTTTATATACTTCTTGCGAGACAGTATTAAAGATATCGCCTTGCTCTGCACCTTTAATGTAGAGACTGTCTTGCTTATTTAATTGTGGTGATAATGCTTGTAGTATCCTTATAAAAGGTATTTGCATATCATCGGTTGTGAAGTTTTCAAGACCAGCTCCAGCCTCCTCTTCTAATATAGAGGATAAACTTGATGCTACTACTTCCGTCTTTTTTTTCTGTGCTACTGCTTCGGACATTACTGACCTCCTTTTATTTTTGCACGGTTTCCAACATAGAGTCCGAATGTATCAAAATCAATTTCTAAGTTGTTTTCGATTCTATTCTTACACCATGTCCTTAAAGTCATAGGATGGATATGAGTTTTTTGGGCAGGATTCAGCCCTTGATTGCGTAAATCATCAATCACGGCCCCCGCTACATTGTCTTGACCCATACCAAAACCGACAACAACTTCGTTTTTTATTATATCGCCTTCCCCAATAGAACGGATGAAGTTAAATGCTTCTTCCTTTTTATGTTCAGGGATACGAGCCGATACAAATTTATCTATTGAAACTTTGTTGCCATCTACTGTAAGACTTTGTACTCCAAGCTCTTCCATTAAAGATGGAATGTCTTCCTCATCAATGGTTCGCTTTTTATACTGCATGTCTTTCAGATATTGTTCGGCATCTTTGACTTGTTTAGTTAAGTCAACAGATTGCCTAATAAGTGAAGAAAGTTTTTTAGTACCTTCTTCTCCAACCTTATCAAACGCTTGAGGGTTGGCAGCTTCTTCTTCGAACAGTGAAAACACATCACTCATCATTCTCTCCTTCTTCGTTAAAGTTTATACCCTTCGGTATTGGAATTAAGGTTTTACCCTCTTGCTTCGTTCTTGTCAATGTTTTTAGTATTGCTTGCTTGAAATAAATATTGTTGTTTAGTTAGGTAAGATATTTGTCCACCTATAGATCTGTCATTGCTTTCTGACATCTCCACTAACATGTGCCACGTTTTAATTGGTACTGCTACTGACTTCCACTTATTTGAATCCATTTGATTCTCCCTTTTAATTGTTATGCCTACTATTTAATATAATGTCAAATAATTTCTTATTTATTTTTATACGGCTTCTTTCCATATAATTTCATGAGGTTTATTTTGATCTAAATAATTTCTTGTTTCTTCCACACTTTTATCTAATGCAAATTGCCAAGACCTTGCCGTAATGTCTGGATCATTAATGAATGCATCCATGTGTATTTTTTTAGTTACACCACGAACCATACCCACGGGAAGAAATTGTATCTTCTTTTCGGGCAAACAAACCAAAGCTAATATGTCGCAATCTTCTTTTGTGTAGGCTCTTTTTGGATTACCTTTACTTGTCGTAAAACTATATTGCCTCCCATTCTTCTTATAACGCTCATTCGTGTGAGTTGATGTCTTCACTTCTATTCTTTGAGCAATCGGTACATCAAATCCTTTTATGGCAACTACATCTGTTCCATCTTGTTTAACCAGGTCACATTGAACTCCGAGCATTGTTAACTCGAAAGCCGTAAAAAGTTCTCCAGCAGTTCCTGTAAGTTTTTCTATTCTGAAACTTTTAACCATTCTAACACTTCCTCTCCTAATGTTTTGTTTGCTATTTTATCCTTTTGTAACAAGGACTTAACTATGTGACCATCAACTGTGTTGGGGCACACTAAATCAACATATAGCACGGGTTTATGTTGACCTATTCTATGACATCTATCTTCTGATTGTTTTCTTGACTCCAGGTTAAAATCATTGGAGTAGTAAATTACATTTGATGCAGCCGTTAAAGTTATACCTCGACCACCCGTCTGTGCATTACTTATAAAGAACCTTGTCTCTGGATTTGTTTGAAAGTTATGTATTGCAGAGTCTCTATCTTCCTGGGAAGTGTCTCCATAATAAGTGACCACGCTACCCGATCCATAGGTTGTTTCTAATTCTTTTTTAATCTTTCTTATGTCGTATCTAAACCTAGACCATATGATTACTTTGCCATCCATTTCTTCAATAACTTCCATCATTACTTTTATTCTATTGTTGGCAATCTCAACAGTCTCGCCATCATCATTCACAAGATATCCACAGAGAAGTTGTTGCAGTCTCAATAGCCTTGTCATGACTTCGGGTGCAGTAACCATGTCTCCGTTTTCTAAAAACACGACTGAGGTCTTCTTCATACTTATATAATGTTCTTGTTGTGTGGAGGTTAGATCAACTTGCCTTGTTGTGTAAATCTTATCGGGTAAATCTAAAGCTTCTTTCTTTGTTGTTCTGTGAGCAAAGAATTTTAGTTTCTGTGTTAACTCTTCCAAATTTTTATAGCCAACAACTTGATTGAAACTCATGTTACCCATTCTTTGTTGTTTAACAATCGCAAACCTTCCTTGGAATGACCAATAACTATCGTAGCCAAGTAATGATTTACTTAGGAAAGCACATTGTGAATACAAGTCTAGGGGCGATTGTGTTATTGGAGACCCCGTCAATATTCTTTTGTACTTAGCTTTATCCCCAAATTCTACAATGGCTTTGGTTCTCTTTGCTTTTATGTTTTTGATTGTTGTTGACTCATCAATAGCAAGTAAGAATTCACTTCTATGAGTAAACGATTCAAGAAACACTTTGATCTTCTTTGTAGCAAAAGCTTCTACGTTGATTAGAATTATTCTAAACTTATCTCGTCTTACAATACTTTCATACAAAATTTTCTTTTGTGCACGGCTATTGTCTGCTTTCCACATATAGATGTAAGGATCCATATCATCGGGTAAATGTATTGGTAACTCTGAATTCTTCCAATTCATATACACACCCTTGGGTGCTACAATAATTGCAGTATCAATTTCTTTCTGCTGCCAAAGCCAATAGATGTTATCAATCAAGACTTTTGATTTACCACAACCCATCTCCATGAAGTATGCAAAATTTTTCTTGTCATAACTTTTTTCTAATGCATCCACTTGGTGTGCATAAGGTTTAGTCTTATACTTAAATTCCATGTAGTCCCCTTAGTTGTAGTGGTCGAAAGTCAAAGACGAACTTGCCGATCTATCCTCCCTATATTTATTTCGGTAAGGAGGTTCTGGCAACACGGCTCTCGGATCATCTGTCCCTCTAAAATCCGATTCGGGTAATTCTCTTTCTTCTTCTGTCGTTAGATAAGACCCCCAATAGCCTCCCCAACTATCAAGAGCATTTCTTTCTTTTCTTCTCCAACCCTCAAGTCGAGCTATCTTTTGGATTATCTCCATCGGTGTCCCAATCTGGTTCGAAATGGATTGTGTATCCCTCCCCACTTCCCACATCTTTTTCGCCACGGCTACTGCTAGGTGAGGATGGCTTGGGAAAAGGGATGACGTTATCTCTATCTTTAGAGTGTATGTCTTCCTTATCATTTTTATTACTCATCATTCTCCTCCTCTTCTAATCCATGCATTATTGCAAATTTTGCAGACTCAATATGCCAAAGCACATCGGCTGGATCTTTCATGGTCGTAATCATCTGAACAAAACCATCCTTGTCGCTTGATCCAAGGATCACGATTTGGTCGAATTGCTCTGCAGCCATTTCACATACCAAAGGTACGGGTTTAACTGTTCTCTTCATCTTATATGGAAAATTTATTACGTTGTCACTCATTTTAGTTGAGCTCCTTGGCAACAGTCGTCTATTATACTGTGACATATCGCACATTGTTCATGCCCATGTATATTTACAGTTGCTAAAACTGCCTGGCATCTTGGACATCTTTCAACAACTTCATCCGTTTCTTTCTGCCATTCGTAATCATCCATTATTTTTTCCCTTTACATTAGTGTTAAGAGCGTCTGTTCTTCTTCTATAATTTATATAGTCTTTTTCTTCTACAATATTAAAATCGCAATCAACAAATTCATAACCTGCATTATTCCACCTATTTGAATCTTCTTCTTTAGCCAAAGCTCTTTGACCTGCCCTTTCCTCATTAGTGGCATTTAGTTTAACAACTCTTTTAATATTAATATACGTTTCAATATAATAAGCATCACAATTTGCATACATGGATGGATGCATGGCATGAAATTCTTTAGTTTTAAATGCTTTTCTTATTTGTTCTTTTGTCTTTGGTTTCATTTTATCTTCCCTTTTCTATATGAGTATCTAGTTCCATCGGTTGCCGATCCATAGAGCTTGGAGTAGTAAGTGCTTGGCGACATTAAATCAACTAATGCAGATGTACCATAAGATATTTGTGTGACTTGTTTTATTACCTTGCCGTATTGTACTTCATTAATGGCTTCCTCAGAATCCTCAAAGAGTAATTCGTCTTCACTAGGTTCTATTTTTTTAGCCTTTAGTTCTTTGTGGTCTCTTGTTATACCCGCTTTCTCGGACTTACCTTGCCCTCTACACGAAGAACAAGCTTTGTCAGAGATTCTTAGTTCACTAACTCTTCTAAGTTTCTTGCCACATAGAAAGCAACAAGACCTATCTTTTATACTATCTTCTATTTGTTCTCTAGTTCTTTTTATTCTTATCATTATTTAGTTTTTCCTCCTTCTTAACCTTTTAAAATAGTGTTCCATGCATTTAATAACTCATCTGCATAGATTTCTCCATTTTCTTTTTGTCTTAAATCATCACAATTGTCAGATATAACTCTTTCAACTCTATTGATTGCTTCTTCTATAGGCATTTTTATTCTTCTGTCATTATCTGCTTCTGCAAAATATAAACCCGTCATAATAAACTCCTAAGTTTTTTTTAATTCTCCTAAATTATCTTATAGAAGTCAAGTGATTTATGTTTACATAGTGTTTCTCTCATAATTTTTGTTTTTGTTTTTATTTTTTTCAAAATAGGTGTAACGAGTGTAATAGTGTAACGAGTCTTCTGTAATCGTTTATACATAATAAATAATTGGTTACACTTTTGGTTACACTTGGTTACACTTGGATAAGGACAAGAACAAGAGGCAAACATTTTTATTCGTTTTGAATTGAAATAATATGAGAATAACTCTATAGTATTTTTATGGCAAAAGAAAAGTTCCTTACTAATCGTCAAAAAGAGTTCTGCAAACTTGTTTGTGAAGGTGTATATAGTAATGCCGAATGTGCAAGAAGAGCAGGATATTCTGAAGGGCAAGCAAATAAGACTGCAAGCCTTTTGTTGAATGGTCGTGATTTTCCTTTGGTTACTGAACATCTAAAAGAACTCCGAGAAATTAGAGAAAGAAAATATGGTGTCACTCTTATAGGACAACTTAGAAGATTATCTAAGCTTAGTATAGGAGCAGAAGAGAATGGACAATATAGCTCTGCGATCAATGCCGAAAAGATACGGAGTGCCTTAGGAGGCTTAACCATAGATCGTAGGGAAACAACACATCAATTAGATCAACTATCTCGTGAAGAAATTGTAGCGAGGCTTTCCGAAATAAGAAAACAACATCCATCTGCTTTTGTTGAAGGAGAATTTAGGGTGGTCGGAGAGAATAAGGGGAGGACAAAACTCCCCGACCATACATAAGCAATTCCTGAAATTGCTCCGTGCAATTTCTGTTTATCACTTATCCTCCTCTTTAGTCAAGCCGAATGTACTAATCATATCTTCTTTTAAAGCTAAACCTATTTGCATTGCTATTTGAGGAACTATAGAATTCCCTAACATTTTTAATCTTTGAGGTCTGTTTTTTTGTTTGACTGTAACTCTTGGGACTCCTCGAGGTTCGTCCATCCAATAGGATAACCCATTAGCCACTCCGTCCAATTCGCATTCAGTCTGCCGTCTCCCTCTTCCAGAAATATCTTGTGAGCCAAGTCCACTTGTCTCCCGTCCCTCAGTCTCTTCTTGTAATATTCGTGATTCCCGTTGTAACTGTGTTTCACTAATCCTGCTTTCGGTGTTGGGTATTTCCACTCCTTCATTCGAGGTGGTCTCAAGGTCACTCCGTTCATCATTGCTTTCGCTTCTTGTTCCGACAGTTCCCCTCTCTCCACTTTCTTTCTGAAGATCAATGTCATTCCCTCCGAGGCATGTCCGAATCCCTTCGTTGTCGGTGTCGGATAATTCGTTTCGTAAAGAGCCATTGTCTTCTTGTCCACTTGTTCCCTTAAATTGCTCGGTTGTTTTCGACCCTTTCGGTGTCCCTCTTGCAACTTCCTCGTTCCCTCTTCCGATCTCGGAGGTAGAGCATCCATTGTATTCGGTGTCGCCCACATTTTTACAGATGATCCAGAGTCTGTCTCTTTTGTGTCTCGCACCGACACTTGAAGCCGAAACAACAAATTGCCTCGTATGGTAGTTGATGCTTTCCATTTCATGGATAACCTCGTCAAGTCCCATTGAGACGTGCCCATAAACATTTTCGAAAACACAATAAGTGGGTCTAGTTTGTTCAACAATTCTATGGATGTACGGAAAGATGTGGCGAGGGTCTTCTTGTCCTCTGCGATTTCCCGAGACTGAGAAGGGTTGGCAAGGATAGCCCGAGGTGAGTACCCACTTTTCTCCTTTGTTGATTTTGCTTGAAATAAATCTTCTTGGGTCATCTGCTATCTCCTTAACGTCATTATAAATTGGAACATCATTCCAATTCTTTTTTAAAACTTTTCTACACCATTCGTCAAAGTCGCAGAACATAACTGGCTCTGCGAACTTTGCCCATTCGAAACCGAGAGAGAACCCTCCGATTCCACTACATAAAGAAACTTCTTTAATCATTTATTTCCTCCAAAGATAATTTAGGATTAGATTGATACTGCCATTTATAATATCGATTTAAATTTTCCACACTTTGTATTGCTTGTTTAAGTGTTATCTTCTCACTTTGCATTTGCCCAACAAGGTCTTCTAAACATTCTAATAGTTGATCGTATTCGTTTGCTTTATCTATCATTACTACACTCCCTTTCCCGTCTATTCTTTAGTAAATTATCTTCACAATCTTGACATGCATAGTATGGTTCATGTATTGAATCCACTATTTTTGATTTATCAAACATGACATCACAACCATCACATTTCCATAAATTATCTTCGTCATTCATTAATGAACCTCCTCCTTTACTATACTTAAAAAAGGGAACTGCTCTTCTAATACTTTGCGAACCTTTTCTTCTACCAAGTCTTTGAACCAATCACTTTCGGTAATAACATCTAATTCGTTTATTGCCTCTTCCATGATTTTAGACCTTTGATCTTTACTAAGAACTGACATCTAATCCTCCTCATTATATGTGTCATTTAATTCTACACTCTCTAATAATTCTTGATCATTTATTGAGGCAAGCCTCAATATGATTGCATCTCTGACTTGTTGTGATGTAATGGTTTCTACTTCCTCTTCTTCGTGAAGAATAGTAAACCCAAGAAAACCTATACTATTATACATCTTCTCCCCTCCTTCTATCTAAATAAACTCTAAGATGTGTGGAGGCAGATTGAGGTTGCCCAAATTCATACTTTCGCCAATTAATATCTTTCCTTAAATGTTGACCTTTTACAGTTATGTAATAACCATCTTTATTTAAAAACTTTTTAAGACACTTAATAAAAAGTCTACCATATGTATTGTTAGGAACTTCTGTAAAATGATAACGAGGAACAGAGGAGACACCTTGTCTCCTCCATTTCTCAATTGTTTTTGGATTTAATTTTCTAGCCATTATTCAAGACCTCCTTAATATCCATATTCTTAATCTTTTCTTCAACTCTTGCCTCGACTTCTTTACTAGTTTCAAGACCAAGTTTATCTGCGATTTTATCAAGAGTTTCTTG